GCAAGAGGAGAAGCACCATTGAGCAAACACAACCACAACCCACGCAAAGCATGAATGAACCATCAATAGATTTTGTCTACCCAGACGACGAGCCAGCGACCGAGCAGAACCATTACAGAGAGGCCTGTAAGCAGTATATGAGAGTACTTAATATTGTATTATCTTACATAATAGAGTCAGACAGTCCACGGATGGGGGCATGGGCTGTAGCTTATGCATTAGGCGCAGACGCCCTCTGCCAAGGACAAAGCATGACACAAAGGATGAAAGATCTGGGCATGTCTCCACAAGCATTAAGCAAATGCACCAAGGAAGTTCAAAACCAGCTTAATCTAAAAAACAACGCATACACCTATGGAAATACAAAGAACAGACATTGATCAGCATTTGCACAGCGCCATTGCTATTGCTCACACCGAAAGAAAGGAGGCTGTTGCTAGGGCGCGTAACAGCATCAACGCAGCCGGGCAGAAGACAGCAAGGGTTGGCGCTCTCATTGAAAAGGCGCAACAAATACACAGCCAAGACCTGTTTGGCTTCATGGCTGAACACATGACAGCAGAAGAGGTTAAGCAGGACTTATCATTCTATGACGCATATCGAAAACGTGGTGAGCTTATGGATAAGCGGCTACTGACTCAATCAGGAATATGGGAGCAGAAGCAAATGGAATACATGCGCGACGTCACACCGAAACCATCGCCAGGGCTGGTCAGAACAACATCCTCATTTGTTGGTAAGTTCAATAAGATACTAGGCAAACGACCAGCAGAAGAATGGCCAGCATCAGAGCGCGAGCAAATAAAGGACGTGCTGAAACCAGTCGCTGATTTCTACAATAGTCTGTAGTCACTATGTAAATAATGTTAGAACCAGTTGGGAGATAATTTCGCCATGTTAGAATACTCAAGTGAACAGCTACAGTTAGAGGGACGCGCAAACGTCCATTCTATAGGGGTTCTAGACCCCCCCCTACAAGGAGTCTCCTTGGCAGAAGACCACGGCGCGGTCGTCTATACTTATTGTAAAAAAACGCCTCTTTTACACAAAATAACTGCATAGCATAATGAGCAAGCCAACACAGAAACAACTCGCTGATTTGTATCACTGCGACCAACCAACAATATCACGGCTCAAAGCTAGGGGTGTAGACATACACGACAAGGAGGCTGTTCGTGCAGAAATACTATCACAAGCAAAACGCCCCAAGGCATGGGTCAGCGGTTGTCCGTGGGATGATAAGCCAGAACAAGAGCCTGTCGATGAGCACGCTTTTGATGGAGGCGTCACCGACGACATGATTAGACAACTGGAGTCGCAGGCAGTTTGTGCATCTGATTACGACGCAGCGCGTTTCGCAAGAACTAAAATACAATGCCTCAAGGAGTTGGCCCAATTAAAGATACAAGCAAGGGACTACGTTCACATTGGTGAAGTCGAAGCGGACTACATCAAGACAGGCAGTGCAGTCAAAGCCGGCATCAACTCCATGATTGGCATATTGCCTCCAATGCTGGAAGGACTCAGCGCAGCGGAAATGAAACCAAAACTCAAAGCACAAGGGTATATCATATTACAGCAACTAGCCGAAGCAAACAACAAGGAACACAAGTAAAACAATGGGCAAGCCAGCACGCAACGACATCACAAGGGATAAGATCAAGACCAAGCCACAGAATGACAAATATGCAACAGGATGGGAAAGGATATTCGGCAAGAAGAAGCTCGACGAGACAGATTCTCAAAGGGATTCTGGAGGGGCTGAAGATAATAATAAGCGACCTTCTTAGGAGATGAGCAAAGAGACAGAGACAGCGGAAGTGGTTGCGGTTCGTGATTGGAACGACTGGTGCTGGGACGTTTGCATCAGCTACAACCCAACCTTTGACACAGAGTGGCACAGCTCATGCCAGGCAATCCAGTTTCCACGCGACCGCAAGCCAGAGATTGGTGACGTGATTGAATTTGTCGAGGATCAGATGGTGATTCATGAAGGCAAAGAGGTTGCCATCGACATCAGAGTGATTCGCATGGACGAAGAAGGGAACATATTTTTGGACTGATGGGTGTTGCACTAGACGCATTTTGCAGAGCTGTCATGCCGCCAAGCGCCATGGACGTAGTCGAGTGGGCGTGCAAGTATGTGAAATTACCACAGAGCAGCAGATCACCCAATTTTGATATTGACAGCACCCCTTGGCTTAGATGGCCGATGCTACAGATTGCAGATGACGAAAACAAGGAAGTTGTCATCATGGCTCCTGTTGGCAGTGGCAAGACCACTATGCTGGAGGGATTGCTCCCGTGGATTATAGCAGAGGAGCCTGGCCCGTGCTTGGTTACCATGCAGACTGATGACGACGCTCGAACATTCGTTGACACCAGATTGCATCCAAGCCTCAAAACAAATACAAAGGTGTTGCCCCTCATACCAAGCGGCAAGCAACGTGGTAATTTTAGGAAGTCTGAAATTCTCTTTGCGCACATGCCGATGCACATTGGAGGTGCCAACCTCGCCAACCTTCAAAGCAAATCCATCCGTTGGGTGATCTGTGACGAAGTGTGGATATTTAAAGACGGCATGCTGGAAGAGGCACGCCGGCGAACACACGACAGGTGGAACAGCCGCGTTGTGCTAGTCTCACAGGGTGGCAGCGAGGGAGACCAGTTCGATGGCGCATTTCAAGACGCATTGATTCACGACTATTGCTTTAAATGTCCATCATGCGACGAGCGCCAGACGTATCAGTGGAAGCAAGTGAAGTTTAAGCACATTAAGAACGAAGCAGAAGAGTGGGATTGGGACGAGATCAAGAAGTCAGTGCATTACGAATGCGCCAACGAGGACTGCAAAGAAAAGTTTGAAGACAAAGCAGAAGTCAGACGCACACTGTCAGCAAGCGGAGAATACATCAGCCGCAACAATAACGCCAAGCCAGGACGCATCGCAGCAACTTACCCAGCAATGGCTGTGTGGTGGATTGACTGGAGCAAGCTGGTCATGGAGTGGATCACAGCGCAGGACGCACGCAAGCGACTCAACATGGCACCATTGCGTCAGTTCATTCAGAAGCGACTAGCGCAGTCATGGGTTGAGCCGAATGAGACTGTCACGCTTAAAGGAGCAACAGACGCCTATCGCATGGCAGAGTATTTCGATGGGCAGAAATGGGAGTTTGAGAATTTTCGCTACATGACAGTGGACGTCCAGCAAGACCACTTCTGGGTAGTCATCAGAGCTTGGAGCATAGAAGGCAAGAGCCGTTTACTATATGAAGGCAAGATCGACGAATGGGAAGGTTTGCGCATGTTACGAGACAGAATGAAGGTGCCGAATCGTTGCGTCTTTGTTGACCGTGGCTATAGACCCGACACAGTAGCATTGGAATGTCGCAAGTCAGTAACCGCAGACGACCCGAACCCATGGAACTGCTTGCTTGGTGAAGAGGCTAATGGATACGCCACCAAGATTGGCAAGCGCAGAGTCATCAAACCGTTCTCATCAATTCAACGAGCACGCACACATACAGGAGTTTATTATAAATATGTCAAGTTCTCAAACTTACTTGCAAAGGATACATTGTCTGCACTCATGAGAGGCGAGGGCAACGGCTGGCAGATTGGTGTTGACCACAGCAAAGAGTATCTCAAGCAGATGCAGAACGAAGTCAAGCGCGAGGTTTCACCAGGCAAGTGGCGATACGTTGTCAGCAAGCCACACGTCGGCAACCACCTTTGGGATTGTGAGACAATGCAGATCATCGCAGCCTCAATTTATAAAGTATTTGCCTTTGATGCACAAGTTGAAGCCGAATAGTTGAAATGAAAGCCATTTGTAATGGCTATTGCTTCGGGATTCATTCAGACGCTTCGTCGCTACGGCGCGAGAAGTGCAAAAAACAAAGCACGCATGGAGGCGTGGCTTGATGACGCGATCGAAGAGATTGCAGCGAACAAAGGTTCTGACGTAGTAAGCGGCAGCGCCAATGGTGCATCGTTCTCATCAATGGCTAATATGACGAATGCAGAGTGGGCAAGTTGCCTTGATAGAGCATTGCAGATGATTGACGAAGGAGTCAACCACACCGGCAGAAGTTACGGACAATTTTAATATGAGCATATTAGACAGCAACGGACGCCCGACCGAACACCAGCGCAAGCTAGTCAGCAGCAGCGACAGATACACACGCGGTGTCCCTTGGATGCCAGACTTTGCACGCGACCTAGATGAATTGTTTACACAGTCAGACCATCGTGCGACCATGTCACAGTCTCGCGTTATATTTTCAAACTTCGGAGTTCCTCGCGGTGCTATCATGCAAAAGGCTGACGGGGTCGTTGGCAGAGCATGGGAACCAGAATTTAAAGGCAAGGATAATGAGTTCGGCGACGCAGCAAAAGAATGGCTACAAAGCTGGTTCAATGTCTGTGACGTGCAAGGCAACTTGCAGGACTTCCGCACATCTTTAAAGATGAACAGCGTGGCAGTTGACCGAGATGGCGACGTGTTCATCTTACTCACCGAGACAGATTCGGGTTACCCACAGATTCAGCACATCCCAGCGCATAGAGTAGGCACACGCCCATCCAGCGTTAAAGAGGACATTCTACTTGTTGGCGCATATCGTGGCAACAGGATACGCAACGGAGTCGTTGAGAACCGCAACGGATCACCTGTCGCATACTGCGTGCTTGGTAACGAAGCAAGCAGCGATCAATACATTTCATCACAAGACATGGTGCATATTGCCGACCCGCAATGGCACAACCAAGGCAGAGGCATCCCCGCACTGAGCCACGCGATTCATGAGCTTCGTAAGGCAAAGACATCACAAGAATGGGAATTGATGGCGCAGATGATGGTATCATCTCATGCACTCATTGAGTACTCAGACACAGGAGGCGTTGACCTCGATGATCCAAGCATAAGCCTCACAGGCGAAGTCGGCGATTCTGACAGGCTTGCAGTTCAAAGCTACAGCGGAGGCATGGTGCGTCACTTTAAGAGCAACAGCGGAAGCAAGCTTGAGAGCATCGACCACACACGCCCTGGCGACATGTGGTCTAGTTTTCAAGATCGAATCATACGTGAGGCACTCGCCGGCATCCCGTGGCCCGTGGAACTAGTATGGAAGGCAGAGAATGTCACAGGCACAACCATCAGAAACATCCAAGCACGCGCACGCTCAAGCGTTGAAGCGCGTCAAGACGTGCTACGCAGACCAGCTCGCCGCATTGTTGGCTGGGCATTGTCTAAGGCAATCAAGCTCGGCTTACTTCCAGCATCAGAAGACTGGTATCGCTGGGACTTCACAATGCCGCCAAAGCTTTCCATTGATCCACGCAACGACTCAAAAACACAAGCCGACGAATACAAGCTAGGTGCAGTCAACATGACTGGCATCTTGCAAGAGAAAGGCAAGACACACGCAGAGCATATCCGCGAGCGTTGTGCTGAGATTATCGAGCGCAAGACCATTAAAGAAGAATACGAAGCAAAGTTCGGCGTTGATATTGACGACCGCGAGCTGCAAATGTTGACACCTAACGAACAACCAGACCAGACCAATGATCCCAACCAATAATACATCTTTCTTACGAGGCGCATGGGCGATCACACGCCCAGGCATGTGTGCTCTACTTGAGAGCATCCGCACAGCAAAATCAGACATCGACTATGCTGATTTCTTTTCACCTCGCCAAGCACTCAGCGAAGACGAAGACGGCATCGCACACATCGACGTCAAGGGAGCATTGATTGACAATGCACCGGCTATATACGAGAAGATTGGCAGCACAGACTATCGCTCACTCATTGCAGAGATTGACGCAGCGCAAGACTCAAAAGCTATCTTAATGCGCGTTGACTCACCTGGAGGCACAGTCGCAGGACTAGAAGAAGCAAGCCAAGCAATCGCAGCATCAAGCGTGCCAGTGTTCGCATACTGTGACGGCATGGCATGTTCCGCAGCCTATCACCTAGCAGCATCAGCAGCAGCAATCGTCGCCAGTCCATCAGCAGACGTCGGAAACATCGGCACCGTAATGGCGTGGATGGACGACGCAGAGCTAATGGAAGCAATGGGCTACAAGATGGAAGTACTCACCAACGAAGGCGCAGACCTCAAAGGCACATTTCGTGACTCACCAATGACAGACGCACAGCGTGAGTTCTTACAAGAAGAGATCAACGCACACGGCGAGCAGTTCCGTAATCACGTCGAGAGCAACCGCAGCGTTGATCCAGAAGTATTCAGAGCAGGCTGGTATCAAGGCGACCGCGCACAAAGCCTCGGACTTGTTGACGCAATATCCTCTTACGAATACGCACGTCAAACCATCATCAAAGGAATCTAAGTTGAAATCGCAACTAATAACATAACCAACAACCAAAAAAACTATGGCACTTTTCAAAAATGACCACGACCTAAAAGATCAACTCGAAGCCACTAAGGCCGAGGTGACAGAGCACGAAGCGGTAATCGCACAACGCGAATCCGATATCATCAACATCACCGAGCAAATGGCAGAGGTATCCGAGAGATTGGAAACACGCACCGCCGAGCTTGCTGAAGCAACCATCGAAAATGCCACACTTACCGGCGAACTTGAAGAGGCAAAAGCCGAACTCGTTGAAAGTAAGGAAGCACAAGAATCTTTTGAGGAAAAGGTCCCCTTGCTCGCATGCAAGAGCTTGGCGTTTCTGAGCCAGTCGCAACCATTGCAGACGATGAGACCGACGACCTCTACACACAATACACAAATCTTAAAGCCACCAACCCAGCAGCCGCTGGAGCGTTCTGGCGAGAGAACGAAGCCGCAATTAAGGCTTCGGTTTAATCACCACCAAACAACTAAAAAAATAATACCATGGCCAACTCAATCACAGGCATCAACGACGATATCCTAGCACAATCAGTGCTTGAAGGATACACCACCGCAATCGCACCTCTCACCGCATTCACTACTGATTTCAGTTCTGAAGCAGCACGCAGGGGCGAAAAAGTAAGCATCATGCGCGACAACACCGCCATCGACGCTGCACTCGACAAGACATCACACGGAGCATACACAGTGCAAGACGCTGACAGTGACTCCATCGAACTCACACTCGGACAGCCTAAGTATGTTTCTTGGGGACTTGACGACGTAGAGATCGCCAGCTCAAGCATCCTTACTATGGAAAAGTTCGGTCGCCGTAAAGGTAACCTACTTGCCAAGACCGTCCTTCAAGACGTATGGAGCGAGATCACAAACGCCAACTTCGGTGCAGCATCCTTCACTGGACTTGCCAGCACATTTGACGAGGACGACGTGGCCGACGTTGCTGAAGATTGCGACAGCGCAGACTGGAACGACGACCGCTACTTAGTTCTGTCACCAGCCTACATCGCAGCACTTCGCAAAGCTGGTGCCATCAAGGACACAAGCGGCTTCGGATACAATGCCATCCAAACTGGCGACATCCCAATGTTGCACGGCTTCAAGATCATCATGTCCAACGCAGTTCCAGCCAACGGTGAGAACCTTGTAGGATTTGCTACAGACGGCAACGGTATCGCATCTGCATTCCGTTACCTCGCACCACAGCAGGGCCACAACTACAACCGTGCAGAGGCACTCGTTGGAGAAGGTGGAATCACCCTCGGCTTGCGCGACTGGTATTCAGAGGACAGCGGAGTTCGCAAGAACGTCATCGAGACTGTCTACGCTTACGAAACCGGCATCAGCACCGGAGTCAAGCGCCTTGTATCTGCATAATCAACTACCTAGAATCATGGCAAACTACGCACTATTACTCGGCACAAAAGCCGACAAGACGACGCTGATCCAAAAGGGACAGCCTGTGGAAATCCGCAGACAGTTTAAGGACATGACAGCCGCTGATGGTTTCGATACCATCGAAGTTGTCGACAAGCACCTAGGGCAAATTCGCCTACGGAAGTTTGTTAAGCCTGTCGCCAAGAAGGCAGCCAAGAAGGCAGCCAAAAAGGAAAGTTAATCAACCCTTATTCATAACACACCCCAGCGGGTCGCTCCTACACACGGGGGCGACCCGCTTTTTTTATATCATGAACATTCAGAACAAAGTTAAAGCAGTGATGCAAAACGTTCTCGGTCAGCTAGGCGCAGAGAACATCACCATCGCAAGCCGCACAGTCTCAGCAATACCAGCCGAGGTCGACGTTGATCGCGAGCTAATGGGAGGCAGCAGAGAAGAGCGAGAGATCAACTACCAGTTTCCAACCATTAAAGGGCTGAAGCTCAAGAAGGGCATGGCAGTCAAAGCAGACGACCAGGACTGGAAGATAAGCAACTTTCAGCGAGGCAAGGCAATGACCACCATCACGCTGATCGAACCGAACAGAGTAGAGGAATAATGGACGTCAAGATTGATGTTGACAGGAGAACGATGCGGGTTTTTGAAAATCGTATCGGTCAACTCATTGCCATCACAGGCAAGCCTGTTGAAGAGGTTTTAAAACAACAGGGCAAGCTGTTTGCCGTCTCGGCTGCAAAGCATACGCTGAGATATGGAGACAAGGCAGGCGTCGGCAAGAAACACAAGGCAGACGTAGAGAAAACAATCAGAAGCACATATATGCCAATCGGTGGCAAAGGTGGGTTTGCTGAACACATTGAGAAATACAGAAGTGCCAGCGCATTGAAGCAATGGCGCAGCGCAGTCAGAAGCAAAAACGTAGCAAAGATCGAAGCACTATCAAGGAAACTCAACTTGACCGACAACTTCAGAGGCAAAAAAATAAAGTTCATCAAATGGGATGGCGGTGCAGCTCATACCAAAAGACTCAAAGGCAAAGGTCACGACAGAGTCAATGTGGTTCTCGGCCCAGCCAAGCAAATCAATCAATTCATCAGAGAGAAAAAAGCACAAGTCGGAGCAGCCAAGGCAGGCTGGGCATACGCCGCCAGGATGCTCGGACAAAAAGGCACGGGTCGAGGAATGCCCGCTTACTTCGCCAAGGGTCACAGAACTAGAGGCTTTGGCAGAGTCAAGGGCAGCGGCTTTAAATCTCAATTAACCGTCGCCCATTATGGAAATTATGGATTTAGCAAGACAGACATGGACGGCATATGGAAGCACAGAACAAAAATGATGATAAGAGACATAAACCAGCAAATGCGATCAGCACACAAGAAAGTTTCCAAGGGCAAAAACATTACGGTGGCAGAAATAAGAAGGGCAGCCAAGAGCAAAGGATACACAATTTAACACAAAATAATCATGGCTAGAATATCAAGAAAACCAACAACCAGAAACGTCGAGACAGCAATCGTCAACCACCTCAAGAAGAATGGTGCATTGAAGGGATGCGCCATAGTCGCAAAAGGGGACAGCACAGAGGCTCCACCGAGTCTGCCTTGCATCATTGTGCATTGTCCATCTGCACCGCGTCACGCAGACATTATCGGCTTTTATGCGCGTGATGCTGACGTGAGCGTGACACTATACGCTGACAGCGAGCAGACACCCGAAGCGAAGTGCGAAACATACGCCGGCAACATGGAACACTGCCTCGACTGGGTGGACGGATTAAAGAAGCAGTTCAACAAGCCAGGAGGCGGCAGGGACTACCGAAAGATTCGTGGAGTGTATCTGCATGAGATTATCGACTTTATCACCGAATACGACACAGAAGGCACCAACTGGCAGCGAACAGTCAACATGACGCTCGTCGTTCAAGAGATAGATGAATAGTTGAAATGACGCTTATCAATAACAACCAATCACCCAATAAATTATGGCAGCAGTAATAAAAGGAGAAACTTTCGTCTTCGGCATCGACTCAGGTGCAGTGACCAATGCAGTTCTCACATCCATCACATTCAACAACGAATTTGCCAACCAAGGCCAAGTTTTAAATGAAGACGGGCAGATCGTTCATGAGCGCATGGACGACCTACAGACCACAGGCAGCGCATCAATGCAGTTCACAGCATCAAACGACCGCGACCTTGCAGACACATTTGATACCTTCACTTATGACGGCGTCACCTACTGGATCACCGAGATCACCAAGAACAGAACCAACAACGGATTCGCTGAAATGTCATTCAACTTTGAATACGTCGACCACACCAACAACGCATTGGAGGTGCCAGTTTAATCCTTAACCACAAAACATCATGGCAGCAATTACCAAAGGAACACCCGTATATGTATGGGGAACTAATGAAGCAATCACCAACGCAAACGTGACCAGCATCAGCACGACAAAGTCTTATGGCAACGTGCAGAACGTCGTCAACTTCAACGGCAACGAGATCGAGAAGCGTATGGATGACACCATCGAAACGGGCACAATGACGCTTCAATATGAGGCAGCATTTTCACCAGCAGCAGCAGGCAGCAACATCACCATTCCAGGTGCAGGAGCTTCCGGCGCTGACGTTGTCTTCTATATCACCGGAACAGCCGAGAGTCACACAAACAACGGCTTTCGTGAGACTACCTACAACGTCAAGAAGACTCAATACATTACATTGACGTAATTACCAATGAGATGGATGACAGATTCTTCAATGCCATAATCGGTGCCTCTGACCGCGTTTGTGGTTACGATATAACGGCACTGACACCTTGGCATTCTGTCATCCTATCAGCAATAGACTCGCCTGTGCTTAATCCAGAAAAGGATACAAGCGCGGGCGATTTGCTTTTATTCTTGAAAGTGGTTTCTTGTGAGTGGCCAAACATGCCCAATCTCAAAGCGAGATGGCGTGACATCATCTGGCACCGCAAACTCAGAAAGAGCAGCACACTCTTAAAAGAACTTGCAAAGCTCAAGGTGTGGCTCGGTTGCCAGCTATCAGCCCCAGAATTGTGGGCGAACGAATCAGAAGACAACAACACAGGACGCTCACTGTCGACACCAAGCATGTTTGCGCTTGTCGTCAGCATGGTAAGCAAGGGCAACATCGACCTAAGTGCAGCATGGAACATGCGAATCGCAGAGGCTCGCTGGTATGACGTAGCACTTGCAGAGATCAATGGTGCAGATTTGCGCGTTGCATACGAGGGCGAGGAGGATCAGCTACGAGAGCAGATCCAAGAAATCAGCGAAGACAAAGCGGTTGAGATCGCACAAAGAAATCTCAGTCCACAAGATTTCGAGAAATGGCACGAAGCATTCAAAAATAACCAATAATGTCTTTAATATATAAAATAAAAGCTGACGGCAGCGGATACACCAAGACAGTATCCAGGCTGCGCAACGACACCAAGAAGTTTAGTGGTGACGTTCAAGGGCAGATGGCTGGCATAGGAACCGCAATCAAGGGCGCCTTTGCCTTTGTTGGCGTTAATGCGTTCAAGGGTGTCATGGATGACATCACAGAACTCAGCCGGCTGGCTAGAGGAATTGGTGACGACTTTGAGGGCTTTCAGACCATAACAAATGCAGCCCGTCAATTTGGCTTGGAGGCTGAAACAGTAGCCGACGCAATCAAGGATCTTGACGTTAAGATGACAGATGGAGCACTAGGCGCAAAAGCTTATGCTGAAGTTTTTGAACTTGTGGGAATCAGCTTGGAAGAAGCAATGGGCATGAATCAGCTAGAAAGGTTTTACGCGTTCGCAGATGCAGTCAAGGCAGCCGATGGACAAATCTCTAGCTTCTCAGCCGATGAGATCAACGATGCTATGTTCCGCTTGGTGCCTTTGTTGGAATTAGGTTCGTCCGGCATCAAGAACCTTGGCAATGAATACGTCAAATTTACAGAGTCTCAGCGCAAGATGGCAGAGGAGGGCAGCAAAGCATGGGACAACTTAACGCAGAACCTAAAGTGGTTTGTGGCAACGCTCGTTGGTTTTGTATTACCAGCAATGCAGAAGTTCGCGCACACCATCGGGGCTGTGCTTGGCGAGGGTGCCATGCACATTGGGCTGTATGTCAAGGGACTGTATGCACTATTTACTGGCGACTTCGCAGGAGCTAAGGCAGCATTCAGCACGCTGGTCGACATGACCACGACAGCGCTTGGGCGGGTCAAGGACGAAATCGAAGAGGTATGGTCTGACGCTGAAGACAAAGCCAAAGGCAAAGGCGGCACCAAAGGGTCTTCTGTTGAAACAAAGGGAAGCAAGGACGCCAGGTCTGACGTTGAGAAAGAACTCAACAAGCAGCTAGAGGAGCAAGAGAAGCGAAGACAAGCGTTGATGGATGACGAAGAGAAGTTGCTCGACTTGCAGAAGCGCAGAATTGCAGCAGAGAAGGAGCTTGGAGAACTAGGCGAGAGGTTACACAGAGACGGAGCGACTGATGAGGAAGCTCTTGAGTTGGCAAAACTCCAGACCAAGTGGGAGAAGTTGCAAACAGAAGAGCAGGCGCAGCAATTAAAAATCAAAAAGCAAGTAGCAGATTTTGAGGCTAAGTCAGCAAAGGACGCGGAGGCGTTAGTGGACGCACAGATCGATGCTTGGCGAAAGGAGGGCAAGGCACTCAAGGAAAAAGAGGAAAAGGAGAAAGAGAAAAAGGATAAAGAATTAGAAGATCAAAAGAAGGCTGACGAAGACCTCGCGTCAACTCAAGAAGATATTGCAGCAGAGCGCAAACGGCGCGAAGAGATGGGCATGTCAGACGAGGAGCTTCTTGCACGTCGTCAAGCGGAACTGAAACAACAAGAGCAAGCGCTGGGAGGATTAGGCCAAGCCGATCCTCAATTCAGAGCAGAAAAAGAGCTAGACATTGAGGATCTCAAGTCAGAAATCAAAGGCTTACAGCTAGGTATTGAAGCCGACATAGAAGATCCACAGACAGGCGTCATCTCATCATCACTTGCAGCCATCGGAGGTGGTGGCGGTTGTGCAGCATTCGGTGACCCTGTGCTGACTGAGAACAAGAAACAAACGACAGTGTTGGAAGGAATACGCAGAGCAATAGAGAACAGCAACCCAGAGACAAACGGAGTCTTTGAAAATCCAGAGTTATGATTACAAAATCAAATACATCAGAACCAATCACGTGGCCTAAACGACAAACAGACAGCTCGTATGTCATCAAGAACGATGGCACCATCGAAGCAAGTTTGACGTTTGCAGTGGATAAGATCAATTTACACCTCCTGCCTATTATTGAGGACGAACACCCAGATGACTCGCGCTTGCAGTGCTACAACAAAGCAATTACATACGGCAACCTCGACATGATTACTTGCGTATGTTCTTACTTCGGGATTGCTGCCAAGGTGACATCAGATCCATCTTTTGACTACCAAGGCGGCACATCATCCGAGCCAATAGAGACTCACGACCGCTTCGACGTTTTTGCAGGCGATAGCGCAGCACCTAAGAATGGTGCAGTTTTTGAGGATGACGGATCATTTAAGCACTTTGCAGGAGACGGTGCAGGATCACTCCTCGGCGTACAATACTATCTCACGCCAGCCGTGAATGTATCAGTCACTTACTGGACGACAAAGAAACCGAACCTCTCAAACAGGATGAAGATTTACAAAGACCCAGAGATTGGAAAAGACATCTTCAAGCGAGTTCCGAATGTTAAAAACTACCTGCTTGTAGATATGCCATACCGCAGAGTTGGCAACCTTTATCAAGTCACTGAGCAGTATATGGGCAGCGGCTCGCGCGGCTGGAATGAAACCATTTACAAGAAAGCACAACCAGGGCAATGAGAGTAAATAAAGGAAACAACATTGGCGTTGCAGTGATGCAACCAGGCAGAACCATTGTGGAGAGTCAAGATGGGACACTGGAGGGTAGCGTGACATGGAAGGCAGACGTTGGCGAGTTGTTGACAGCGCCAGACATACCATCTGGCGATGGAAAGAATCCACCCGTCACGACTGTCGACTCTTCAAATTTATTTCCAACAATAGCAACCAACAACGGCGATCCAGGCTCCAATCATCCAGACGACAACAGGCTTGAGTGTTACAATAGAACAATAACCATCGGTAAAAACAACATTGCCACATGCGTGGCGTCCTACTTCGGGCTGGCTACGGTAACAGGCAGAACAGTGCCCACCATGTCTTTCACTGGAGGCGTAACAACTGAGCCAATCGACACACACCCCGATTTTTCCACCTTCGGAACAGCCGACAATGGAGCGCAGTTTGATGACGAAGGCAGGTTTTTGAGATTCTCGAAATTCGTTGTTGGGACAACAAATACGGGTGTTGCAAGCAATTTTTATGGGGTGGATAGCTACCTCACGTCATCAACTAATATCGCTATCTCATGGTGGTCAAACGCCAAACCGATACCATCAAAGCTGGCAACAGTCACAAGCGCCTTGCCCTATGAGGCAAATGTGAGAAAACCAATAGGGGTCGAAGACTTTCTTTTGCTCTCTGAATCCATCAGGCAAGTTGGTAACTTTTACGAGATCACGCAGCAGTATATGGGCAGCGTATCACCTGGGTGGAATACTAAAATCTACGACGGAAAATAATGCCATCAAAAAAATACAACGGCCAGAACCCGCTGGGAGCCAGAAGAAGCCAGTCATTCGCCCAGATTGAACAACAGGTCGGCAGATTGCAGCCTGCTATCAGCTTGCAGTCGGGTAGCTTACAGACACCGAACGGGCGCATACCTACACAGAAACGATTTGTCAGCGGTGGATCAGCAGCAGCAGCAGGTTGCGTCCCGTGGAAGCCTACACTGGTCAACACAAGCACGACAGAAGTGCCAAACTATAAACTAAGGCTCAATCCAGGCACAATCAATGGCGTCATCAACCCCAACTGGAACACAGCCATATCAGTCAGCACAACCGACATCGAAAACAGCAACACACTATACATCCTTGCCGTCGTTAACCTCACCGACAACGTCACCACGAGCATCACGTATGAAGTCACGCCCACACTTCCAGCCGGCGATGAACTTGACCCAGCAAGAAAGGGTGCATTACCATCCACCATGAAAGTCATCCTCGGCATCTGGCAGGGCCAAACGAGCTGCATGGTGTATGACACATCATTTTCACTTGTCGCTTATGAAGCATTTCAACAGCCAAACCCTGCGCCAGCAATCGGACAACTCCCGTATTTCTCATGGTATAAGATGAGAGCAACCAAGCCATCATAATGTTCACGTCTTACCAAAATGTTCTGTCCACTGTTGCCGGCGGCCAATATACCACCTATGACGGGGAATCGGGTCCTGGGCCCTGTGGAAACCCGGCTGATCCTTTCCGTGGTAGTAATGCAGTTACCAGCGAATATTCATCAGCAGATTCACCAGTCACAGTTGACAGCTCAACCACTGTGTCTAGCTTGAACCCTGATAACTCAAATATCACCGACTATTACACTACCAGCACCAATACATTTTATCCAAATGAGACCAGTGTCCGAGATGTGTTTTACGATACGTGGACGAGGAGGGTTACATTCGCAGAAACACTGGCTTACACTAATCAGTGGCCAAACGGAGACCCCATTACGGCAGACTGGACTACTGAATCGCCACTGATCACTGCCGGCACAAAAATAATAGGCTCCTCATGTATATCATACGGCGGAAATTCGGGCGTAATCAATGCTCCCAATAAAACAACAGCCAACGGCTTCCGTGAAAGAACAACCACCGCTCAATTAAATTACTACAAAACAACACAACAAACCAATTATTTCACCACGGTTCCTGCATTTTCAAATGGTGAGTGTTCCACAGCAACGGTCACCTTGGCAGGCAGCGGAACCAAGCGAAACAGAACGGATATCTTTACAACTGAGAAGGACACTTTTACATTAATACCGACAGTTCCCAACCAATACGGAATAGTCAACTTTTACTACGTTGGGGGTGATGATGTTCTATTCACTGGCGTGCCAGCTGGCGTGCCAGCGACAACAAACTCAAGCCATTATCGCTTCTCAGATGTTTATAAGCGACACGCAGAAACCTCTTATTCTTACCGAGCAACAAACAGCTCTGGGTTCGCTGGGTTCATTTCGCGCGATACATTTTATTCATGGGCGGGTGATTTCAGCCTGCTGGCATTGCGACCCATTATTCTAGGCACATGGACTGACTTAGACATCAGCACTTCCGGTTCATACTGGGCTGGCTTTGGAAACAGCTTCACAGCGGAAGGTGGCCCAGCCTACAAAACGCTTACAACATCCAGCTCTGGTGAAACATGGGATGCGTCAAATCTTCTGCGAACATCAGACATCGGCAATCCAATCGAAGACGCTGGCCCGCGCATTATTCAAACTGGCTGCCAGTCATGGACGCAAGACGGCACCACGGCATGGTCTATCCCTGCAAGCACGGTGGAATCATCAACTGAGTCCACACTCCTGGTGACTTATTCATCCACGACAAGCACCAGCACAGCAGGGGCTAAACCAACCATCAGCACACAATCTACAAGCACGCGCTCTACCAGCACACGCTCTGACAGGTATGCCACCTATACGCTGGGACTAGACAGCCTTGCCGCAGCATCAGAAACCTCCACGGTTGACGCAATCTCTCCAGATGGCACTTTTGGAGACTATACCAACCCAGCACAAGTAAGTCGGTTCAAGCTGACGGTAGGCCGGGATAATGAATATAACAGCAACCAAACGCTTATGTTTCAAACAGGGGTCTTTATCACCAGCACGGAGAACGATGGTGGAGGTGAGACGGTCGGCACAACCACACTCGACCAAACTAACGGAACGTTTGTTTTTACAAGTCAGGTGGGCACATTGTTCACAACCGCAGAAACCATCAGCGGCTGGACACGCTTGCTTGAACAAGGCGCGGCACTGGCTGTTGAGGGTGAGCCGATATACAACTATGAATCTCTCCTACCCATTGCAGCATTCCCAATCAATACAAACTTATCACCATGAAGCTAACAATCTACACATGCGGAACCGAAGGCTACACCTACGCAATGACAGCTCAAGCGCGGCGCATTCAGAGTTGCGTGGCAGCCTGCGACCGTGACCTTGAACTGCTGATCCTTGTCGTCGGCGACGGCTCAGATGGCAACACAGCAGCCATCAAAGAATACGAGACACTCTTGCCAGAGGCTATTTTTGAGCTATTACATCACGACGGCTTGCAAGCAGGAGAAAAGAATTATGACAACGCGACTCAGCTACTTATTGCACAACTCAGAACCATGGCAACAAGCCGTGCCATCTCATGGGGTGCTGATTATTGCCTAAGCATGGACAGCGACGTTCTACCACCGAGCAATGCGCTGCGGTGTATGCTCGACATGGTAGAATTCGATAATGGATATTATGCTGTGGCTGCCTGCCCATACCCAAGCCAAGGTGGCGGCGCATTTTTATGTGGGCGCGGCACACCACAACGCCAGATTTTGCCATGCTTCTATGAAGACGAGAAAGAAGTGCCTGAAAAGCTCACCAAGAAGCGCGACAAATTACGCGAAAGATGCGACAAACACGGGGCCAAAGGCGAGCAGCCACCGAAGGAGCTGATTGAGAAACTCAAAGCCGCAGACAAAGAGATTGAAGCAATCCCACCGAAGGCAAACGTCTTCACATTGAATGGCGAAAAGTGGCGCAAACGTGGCTGGTTTGACAACGCCTATCCAGGCATCGGACTCGGTTCGATTGTGCCATCAGACTGGTGTGGCTTCGGCTGCACGCTGATGAACAAAGAGGCACTAGCACTGTGCGACTGGAGCGGCTACGATGGCAGCGGCACCGAGGATTTGTTCATCAACTGGCACAGGTGGAATCCACGCGGCATTAAGATTGCTGCCATTCCCCACTGCCCATGCGATCACGTTGTCCGTCACCGCACCGACAAAGGCAAACTTGTTCACATCAGCACCGGTCATGAGCTTGAGGGCGAATGCGCTGGACACCTGCGACAGACACCACGTCCATGGTATAGCCACAACACAGGCGAACGCTACGTTGACGGCAATGATGGCAGCCTGCACTCGACCGCGTAATGGTTGAAATCAAGTCATTCTACGTATGGACTACATCGTCGACGTCGAGAATAAGCGCCTAGTTTCCAGCTTCCGCAGCACGCGCAGCACATCACCAGAGGCAGTCGTGTTTGGTGACACGCCAGACATCAACGTGCGTCTGGTTGAAAGCAACCCAGCCAGCTTTGATTTGCCGTGGAGATATGTTGATCTCACTGGATACAGCATCCGCGTGGCTATTGGCAACCCTGGCGGCGATCCCACAAGCGGCACGTTCACTCTCACCTTTGACGGCGACACGACCGCAGCCATCAACTACAACGCCACGGCGGCAGAGATTGACACCGAGCTAAATGGACTTGCCAGCATGGTGACCGCAGGAGGTTGCACAGTGAGCGCAGTTTCATCTGGCTATCAAGTTACATTCGACACAGTCGGCGCGCAGAACACAATCACAGCAACAACCGACAGCCTCTTTCCAGCATCCAGCGCATACATCTACGAGGCAACAACTGGAGACGGCAGTACAAACGAAGTGCAAGTTGTCACGCTTGAAGTGGACAATTCAGCATACGTCGAGTTGACCACTGACATCGCTGCACCAAGCGCAACAGTCACCACTGTTCGCGAGGGCGTCACCGATACCACGTCAGAACTTCAACGAGTAGAAATTGGTGGTGACCCATATCTTGGCACATGGTCAGTCACCATCGGAGGAAGCACTAGCTCGGCAATCTCAGTTGACGCAGACACAGCAGACATCATCACAGCTATTGAGGGAATCACCGGCATCGGTGCAGGCAACGTGGTCGTGACTGGCTCGGTTCTAGATTTCACCATTCAGTTTAATTCAAGCCTCGGCAACGTAGGCACAGCAGTGATCGACGTTGCAAACCTTACAGGCTCAGTCGGCAAGACAGGTAGCCTTGATCTCAACACGAATCAGATGCTTGAGTTGCTTGCAGGCGCAGCCAGCGCATCATCAACGCTTGAGATCGTCAAGTATGACACTGGCAATAGCACAAGCGACACTGTCTTGCAGCAGGCTATTACATGCCGCCAGGACGTCATCCCAGACACGCCAGCAAGCGCAACACCTTTCCCAACATACGCAGCAGCAAGCCATACTCACCTGGAAGCATCAATCACCGACCTCGGCACAGCGGTCACGCTTAACGCCGACACCAACATCAGCGCGAATGGATGGTTTCTTGACACAGACACACTCGCAGAGAACGACGCAGAGAAGGTGCCATCACAGCAGTCAGTCAAGGCATACGTCGACACACAGATCGCAGGGCTTGGCTCGTCAATGGTGTTCCTCGGCTCGTATGATGCAAACACCACAGACCCGACAGACGGCGACATTGGAGGAACTTACGTGGTCACAGTGGCAGGCACAGGAGTCGCATCATTCTGGTCAACGGCTCTGGAGATTGGCGACGTAATCATTCAAGAAAATGCCACAGCAACCACTGAGGCTGACTGGGTGGTGGTAAGCAAAGACCTGGACGCGGCTGCCATTAAAACACTTTACGAAAGCAACGCCGACACCAACGAATTCTCTGATGCAGAACAGACACTATTGGGTTATCTGACAGCAACTGGCGCGATCAATCTTGACACTATCGCCACTGACACGACAACCAACAATGCCAAGCTTACAGCCGACGAAACAAACGTCACAGCAGCACTAGACGGCGCGACACTGACAGCGGCAACCGTAGCAGGGGG